ATTAACTCCTGATTCCGACATTAGCGACCAAGAACAAAAGGTCAAAGATATTGCTAATGCCGCATGGACACCCGAAGTTCGCCAAGCATACGAAACATTTAAGGCTGAACAAGCAAATAGGCTAAATAATGTCCGAACTAATCGATAAAAACGCAGCCGCCCTGTCCGCGCACGAGGCGGTCTGTGCCGAGCGATACGCCGGCATTAACGCCAGACTAAAACGCATCGAGCAGATCCTAGTCGGGTCGGTGGGATTCATTGTGGCGACCATGATCGCCCTACTCATAAAACTACAATAATGAATAATGTCAGACCAATTTGGCTTTTTAGAAGGAGCAAAATCTCTTGGTAGCACCCTTGACTCCGCGCGCGGGGTCAGCAAAGAGTTATCTACCAGCATCGCCAACGTACAAAAAGAAGCAACCGACCTAGCCCAGCAACGCGCCCAAGAGCGCATCAGGGCGCAAAAGGTCCACGTCGACCAGACCATTTTAAAGGCATTCGACGAGTTCAAGATCATCGAGGAAGTCAAGCGCCTCGAGCAAAAGATGAAGGCCGAAGTAACACGAAACTACGGCCCCAAGGCGTGGGATGACATACAGGTCATCAAGGCGCGTCTCTTAAAGGAGAAAAAAGAAAATGAAAAGCTGTTTAACAAAGACCTACACGAAATTAAAAGAGTTCAGCTCTACTGCTTTATCGTCGCTGGTGTCATTGCTTGGTACCTTACGTGGGGCCATAAGGGGTAAAAAATAATGTTCCCGATCACGGCACTGTTTGACATCGGCACCAAGATAATTGACAAGCTGATCCCAGACCCAGAGGCTAAGGCCAAGGCACAACAAGAGCTCATCAAGCTCCAGCAAGAGGGCAAGTTAGCCGAGCTTAACGCCGACAACATCGAGGCACAGGAGCTAACCAAGCGCCAGCAGGCCGACATGGCAAGCGACTCGTGGCTGTCCAAAAACATCCGCCCGATGACACTGATCTTTATATTGGTTGTGTATACCGTATTTGCCGCCATGAGCGCCGCAGACATCGAGGTCAACAACAACTACGTTGAGCTCCTGGGCCAGTGGGGCATGCTGATTATGTCATTTTATTTCGGCGGACGCTCGCTGGAGAAGATAATGGAAATGAAGAAAGGCAAGAATGAACCTAAGCCCTAACTTTACACTAGAAGAACTAACCGCCAGCGAAGTGGCACAGCGCAAGGGGCTAGACAACACCCCAAACGCCACCGAGACGGCTAACCTAGTACGCACCGCAGAGTTACTAGAACAAGTCAGATCGCTACTTAACAAGCCGATCCTTGTAAACTCAGCGTTTCGCTCTAAACCAGTTAACGACTCTGTCGGCAGCAAGGACACTAGCCAGCATAGGCTAGGTTGTGCCGCCGATATCAGAGTCCCCGGGATGACCCCCAAACAGGTCGTACAGGCCTGCATCGATGGAGGAATACCATTTGACCAGATCATTGAAGAGTTTGGCTCTTGGACGCATATCAGCGTGCCAAACACCAAAGAACAACAACCAAGGCGTCAGGCCTTAATTATTGACAAAAACGGAACAAGACCGTACAATTAGTCTAAATTAAGGAGACGTTATGCTACGACATCAGTTGGCGGTGTACGCCTGCGCGATCGCGCTTGTTTGGGGAATGTGCTTCCATGACCCCCTGGCTAAATGGGCTATAGCCCATACCCCATTCCAATGGGTTGCAGACTCAACCGTTGAGCTAATCGAACACTTTGAAGGAAAGCGCTACCGCGCCTATCAGGATGCTGGCGGTTACTGGACGACTGGGGTGGGGCATTTAATTCGCCAAAAAGACACCCATTTGCTTCACAAGGAGCTTTCTGAAGCCGAGGTAATGGGTATCCTACACCGTGACCTAGAAAAGTGCTCTACGGCCCTGGAATCGGCTTTAAACACTATTCCTAAAAGGCACCAGATTGACGCCCTAATGAGCCTGTGCCACAACATTGGACCAAACAACATTATGCGTTCTGAGGTAGTCAAACACCTAAACGATGGTAATGTGCACAAGGCGGGGGATGCGTTCTTAAATTGGAGCACCCCACCAGTACTTAAAAAGCGCCGTCAAATAGAGCGCACACTGTTCTTAGCAGGGGCGTAAACCCCTGTATTTTTGCATTAGTAGATATAAGGGCTGATCACCCTATTCAACAATAAACCTCGAGGAAATATAAAATGGAAGGCTTTAAATCACTCCCCAAGATGCAATGCTTTAAAGAAGGCGGCTCAGTTAAAGCCATGGCTTACGGCGGCAAAATGAAAAAAGGCGGCCACTCCGAGTCCAAAGAAATGAGCAAAGACATTGCCCAAGACAAGAAGGTTGTCAAGAAGGCATTTGCCATGCACGACAAGCAATCCCACGAGGGAGAAAAGACTAACCTATCCAAGCTCAAAAAAGGTGGGCGGATGAAGAAAGAGGTTGGTACAGTAAAAAAGTATAAAGCCGGCGGCGCTATCGAAATGAAGAAAGACGCCGGCGATAAGGATGACATTAAAAAAGTCAAGCAGACCAAGCCCAAAAAGGCAGCCGCTCCTAGCGCCGCATCTAAAGATGTAATGAACACCCCTAAGTTTTTTAATAAAGGCGGTGCAGTAAAAAAATGTAATGCAGGTGGATCATTAAAATCTGTCGATGCAGAAAAAAATCCTGGACTAGCTGAATTGCCCACCAATGTACGTAACAAAATGGGTTACGCTAAGAAGGGTGGTAAAGTAAAAAAGTATAGTAACGGCCAGCAAGTAAAAGATCCACAAAAGCTGGTCGATGATATTGCCCTTGAGGAAAACACCCAAGACCGTGAAATGATTATGAAACCGGTTCGGGCTGCTGGAAAAATGATCACCAAAGGTATTAGTGCTGCTAAGTCTGCGTTAAAAGGATCTGATGCAGAAAAACAAGACGTAAGTAATATTGCCAAGAAAAAAGGCGGCAAGATTAAGAAGTTTAACACTGGTGGTTCTACAGGTCCTTTGACTGCTGAAGAAGAAGCATACTTAGGTGGTGCTGATCGCACCGACCCATTCATTATGGCTCGTATGCGCAGAGCAATCCCACAAAAGCAAAACTACATTCCAAACGCCGTTCCAGCTATGGATAACCGTGACGTAGGTCAAACTGTTGCACCAGCACTAGCACCAATGGACAGCACTTTGCGTGACGAAACTGGTGCACCATCAACTATGCAGCGTAATGAGTACGGCGATTTATATACGCCAATTAATCAGATGACTCCGGCTGCACCGGTTAAAACTCCTGTTCGCCGTCCTGCTGCAGCTCCTGCAGCTCCTGCAGCTCCAAGCATTAGTTCAACAGACACAGCACGTTTAGATGAAATGGCTAGAGGATTAGGTGTGTTCCCTGAAGGATCTGCAGCGTTGCCAAGACGTTTAGGAAAACCTCAATCTGTTGGTAAACGTTTTTTTACAGCAACTCCTGAAGAGCAAGCTGCATCATTTGGACGTGGCGCTGAAGCTCGCAAAAACTTAGGTAAAAGAGTTGGACGGTTAAGTATGCCAAGTTTTTCTGATGCTTTAGACAGATACAAATCTTAATATGCCGATAGAATCTAAACAACAACAGAAGGCAATGTACGCCGCCGCGGCTGGTAAATCAACCCTTGGCATCCCAAAGAAGGTTGGCAAGGAGTTTATCAAAGCCGGCAAAGCAAAACCAAACCTTCCACAAAAAGTAACTAAACGCGCATCCGGCAGAGGACGTTAATCTATGTCATATTCTGGTACCATCAACCAGACCAAGATCAACGTAGATCAGTTGATCTCGTACGCATATCGTGATGCTGGTAAAACGGCAGAAGAGATTACGCCCGAGTATATTGACGCTGGCAAACAGGCACTGTATTATATTTTACAGAACCTATCTAACCGTGGCGTTAACCTGTGGTTGTTAGAAAACAAAGTCGTTGGTGCCCCAACAAACGCACAATGGATTTCGTTGCCAGAGAGCACGATTGACGTGCGTGAGGCAAACTGGGTTTATATTACTAACCCATCGTACAGCGGTTTATTGCCAACATCAAACCCAAACGTTGTCAACCTGTTTGACCAAGACGCAAACGACACACTCGATTTGTTTGCAACCAGTTCATTAGGTAATAACTTTTTTGGTGCGGCGTACAGTAACCAAACACGTTTGTTTTACGTTGGATTTAATGCGTACTGCCCAGGAACAACGGCAACCTATACCCTAGACTTTGAGGTCAGCAACGACGGAACAAACTGGACGGTGTGGGAGTCGTTCCCATCCACCACACTAGCAGACCGTGAGTGGGCCTACTTTAGCATTAACGCCACCCAACAGTTTTATTACTTTAGATTAAAAAACCGAAACACACTAGCAACATTTTCGTTGCGTGCCATCCAGTTTGCACAGAGCCAGCAAGTCATTCCTATGGCCAGACTAAACCGTAATGACTACTGGAGCCTCCCCAATAAACAATTCCCCAGCCAACGCACACTGCAGTACTGGTATGATCGTCTAATTGAACCACGCATGTACCTGTGGCCCGTACCAAATAATAACTACCAAGTGTTTCAATTAATTATAGAGACACAAATGCCAGACGTTGGTTCGCTAACTGACGAATTATACCTACCAAACCGTTGGATTGGTTCTATCCAAGCCAGCCTATCACACAAGCTGGCAATACAGTTACCACAGATTGATCTGCAACGTATTGGGTATTTAGAACAACAAGCCGTTAAATTAGAGTACGACGCAGCACAAGAAGAGCGCGACAAGTCGCCTATTTACTTCCAACCTAACTACAGCTACTATACACGATGAGCGGCGCATACGTAATGACCTACAACAATCTGGTAGATGACGTCCAGCGTTACATGGAACGTGACGACGCCGGGTTTGTTGCACAGATCCCCAGCCTAATTGGATTGGCCGAGGCAGCGATTGCGGCAGAGTTAAAGTCGTTACTGCAATTAACTGTCGTAGAAACCACACTGGCAACTAACCAGGACGTGCTAGCTAAACCAGCACGCTGGCGTAAAACTGTGTCTATGAAGGTCAACGGCGCGCCAGTATTGTTGCGCTCACAGGATTATATTGCGCAGTACCAATCAGAGTCTAGCAACGGGCAGCCAAAGTACTACGGCGAGTATGACTACAACAACTGGAACTTTGCGCCAAAACCGGATGATGACTATCCTGTAGAAATTATTTACTACAGCCTAATCCAGCCATTAGATACATCTAACCAGACCAACTTGTTCACGCGCGAGTGCCCGCAAGCTATGTTGTTTGGAACTTTATTGCAGGCACAAGGCTATCTAAAAGCCTTAGACAAACTGCCTGTGTGGAAACAGTATTACACCGAGTCATTAACGGCGCTTAAAAACGAAGATAACACACGCCGGATTGACAGAAATACTACGGTTCAGGAACCTTAAACTATGCCAATTTATACTTCACCATTTACCGGAACAGTTGTCCAGCCAACGGACGTATCGTACTACGAGCTTAACTTTAGCGCAAACGTACAACTATATTGGCCGGCGGTTGTTAACCCACAGCAAGTACCCGCCGCTCGTATTATCGACTGCACACCGTCTACTTCTAACTTGGTTATTTCATTACCCGAGGCAAACCAAGGAACTACCGGCGCGGACATTTTAATTCGTAACTTTGGTGGCGTAGCATTTACTGTACAAGACTTTGCTGGCACAGGATCTGTGTCAATCCCCGCAGGAGTGTCTAAATATTTTTATCTATCAGATAACTCTACTTCCGCTGGTGTCTGGCAAAATGTAACCTTTGGCGCTGGCACATCGTCAGCCGACGCCGCCTCGTTAGCTGGGAATGGTTTAGTTGCACTATCTGGCAAATTAAACACCACACAAAACGTTGTAGAGGTATCGTCAACCCCATCAATTACAGACGCAAGCCGTGCCGCTACATTTGTATGGGTGGGTGGTAATGGCACATTTACACTACCAACGGCGGCTAGTTTAACTACGGGTTGGTATATTGCCTTTAGAAATAACGGCACGGGCGCAATTACAATCACCCCGCAAGGTACTTCAACAATTGACAGTTTAGCAAATATAACTGTTAACCCCGCAGAGTCTGGCTTTATTGTCTTTCAAGAATCCTCTGGTAACTTCTTTACCGTTGGCTTATCTGTACCATCAAACGTAACCTTTACATCGGCAACGTACGACGTGGACTCCGTTGTAGGTAACACATTTAGTTTAGTATCGTACGCACCAATTATCCAGACTTATGTTGCATTAGCCGGCACCCGTGCCGTTGATTTAGATGTTACTTTACCAGCTACCACACAGTTGTATGTGTTGGTAAACAATACAGGACAAGCTGGATATAATGTTACATTCCAAATCTCTGGTAGCTTACAGACACCTATCCCATTAAGTAACGGCGGCGTTGTACTGGCGTTAAGTGATGGTAATCAGTTGTATATTATTAGCCAGACAACCGTGGGTGTTTACTACGCAGACAACGGCTCTGCCGCGGCACCATCGTTCTCCTTTACAAATGACACTAACACGGGCATGTATTTAGTTGGTACTAACGTGCTTGGATTATCGGCAAACTCTACGCTCATGTTGGAGATTGATAACACCAACACGCTAAGTCCACAAGTATCTACACCAGCAACATTTAACGCAGGGTTAATAGGTGGCGGGACGTTCTAATGGCCGGAGAAAACAAACTACCAGATCAGTATAATCTGGTCTACACGCTTGGCGTTCAACCAGGTATAAAACGAGACGGCACAATATTTGAGTCACGTGAGTTCAGTGACGGAGAATGGTGCCGTTTTCAACGTGGCACGCCTAGAAAAATGGGTGGCTACCGTGAGCTGTTTGCGACATTTACGGGCATTCCACGTGGGATGATCTCCAATTCATTTAATGGCGTTAACTACGTATTCGTTGGTAACCAGTACGGTTTAGAAGTATTTACAACAGGCACTACGTTTGGCGTTGGTAGTGGTCCGCTTGTCGCAAATATTTTACCTGGCTATTCGTCGTTTACCTTAGTATCAAATACAGTTAGCCAATTTGTTGTGGCAACCGATGTCACCGCAGCGTTCCCTGCTGGTATGACGGTAATATTTGATGATGATATAACTACCGCAACCACAGTTATTAGTTCGTCGTATTCGTCACCAAACACAACGGTAATTGTAACAACATCCAGTATTACTGGATCGCCAACAAGTGTATCGTTGTATGATGTAACGTTTACGCCAGATCCAAACCTATTGTGGCAGTTTGACTTACAGTATTCCCCCGCTGGTGGGTCATTACAAGTATTGGCACACCCCGGCCTTAACTTGGCAAACATTGACAATGCTATCCAGACCCAAGTGTTGACTGGTGGGTTATTGCCAGACTCATCAAACGAATGGAACTTTTACGGATTAGCCGATACTGGTGGGCAGAACCCAACTTATCGCCCAATCACGGTAGACGGCGGTGTGTGCGTGTTGTATCCCTACACGTTTGTGTATGGGTCGGATGGCTTTATTGCCAACAACAACGTCGACACCAATACAACGCTAACATTATACAACCAGCAAACAATTACCGACTGGAACGGCCCAACGTCTAACCAGGTCAACATGGCCTCGTCTAAGATTGTTAAGGGCATACCGGTGCGTGGTGGTACTAACTCACCGTCTGGATTGTTTTGGGCAACCGATAGTTTGATCCGTGTTTCGTTTACCGGCACAACTCCGCTTTACTGGCGCTATGATATTATTTCTAGCCAGATCTCTACCATATCATCCTCGTGTTTTGTTGAAATGGATGGCATATTTTACTGGATGGGTGTTGACCGTTTCTACCTATACAATGGTGCGGTCTCTGTACTGCCAAATGATAAGAACGTAAACTGGCTATTTGACAACCTCAATTTTGTACAGCGCCAAAAGGTATGGGCAACCAAAGTACCTAGGTATAATGAGATCTGGTTCTTTTATCCCCGCGGCGACGCCACAGAATGCACCGACGCAATTGTATACAACGTCAAAGATAAAATCTGGTACGACGCTGGAAGCGCGCCAGGATCACGTAGATCGTGTGGATATACCACCGAGGTGTTCCCAACACCAATCTGGGCTGGATGGGAAGACATTAATACATTTAGCGTACCGTTTGAAGTTATTGACGAGCCACCCAGTGAATCGCCACCGAATAATAACCAGGTGTATATTAATGGCGACGTGACGGCTACCTTTGGCGCGGGTGACTATATCTCGCTGACAAATACGGGAAGCCCTGTTGTTTATAAAATTGTAACAAGTGTTTTTATGTTTACCTCTGCAATTACAGCAACAAACCCAGAGGGTGTGACATTAATTACTGTAGATGTAAACTTTGACCCAATTCAAGTAGCCGGCGATTACATATATTATATTGAAGGTGGATATCCACT